GGGCTCGGCTACTACAACAGATGTTATAGGCATAAATTGTTTCCATGTACAAGATCTATTTGGTATAAATTGTAGTGCATAATCTGTTGTTGCATTTTCTGACACTATAACTTGATTTCCTAATATTTCCATAACTACTCCTGTCATTACTTTTTGACTTGAGAAACTTGGTATGCTAGATCCCTTAACATTTATTAAATAATTTAATAAATTCTTATGTTCTATTGAATTTATATATAATACTACTTCTTTTGCGTCATAACCTTGCGCTCTTATTTTTTGATTTCCAACCATAATATCCAATATTGGATTTCCTGTTGATGCGTCGTCCCAACCATCAGCCGTCGCAGCTGTTGTAAGTATATTTGATGGACTTAAACTTTCAGATAAAACATTAAATATTCTTGTATCTACTTGGTTTGCTACTGCTCTTACTAGATCTCTTATGTTTGTTGCTAGGATATCTATGTCTGTATCTTTAATATCTTCTTCACTTATTAGTGGAGATTCTACAAAGTACTTTCTAATATAAGATGTTTGTCTTGTCCAGCTTTGCTCTACAACTACTGGTAGTGATCTAAAAGATGTGTTTGATATTTGTGATCCTGTTATAGCTGTTGTATCTACTGAATCTAAGAATCCGCTAGTTTTTTGATACCATCTAATTTCTCTTGCTGATGTTGTACTGACCGTGACATGATGTTTAAGGACTAAAACTTCATCAGCAAATCCTTTTGCTAATTTATCTATATCAATTCCTCTAATATTTTGCTCTCCACTAACTACCATTATTCGCTATCTCCCTCAGCTGATTCTGATTCTTCTTCTTCGCTTGGCTCTTTTGCTTGTTCTTCTTCTACCATTTTTATGCGTTAGGTGATCCACCACCTATATTTACATGGACTAAAAATGTTTCACCATCTCCTGCTGCTTCTAATGATGTACCTAATATTTCTCTACCTTCCTTTGCAGAAGTTGCTGTTAAGACTTCGTTTGTTCCACCTGTTTCACTCATAACAGAATCTCCAACGGCGATTGATCCACCTGCTGTCATTCTAAAAATTCCTTCCATGTAAACCGCTAGTTTTGTATTACCATCAGATGCAATTTTTGCTTCTCCTGCTATTCCTGCTAGTGCATCTCCTGCCGCACTTGTTATAATTGCTGTCATAGGATCAGTTATTTTTAATAGTGTTCCTTTCGGTACTGCTGTTCCGTCTGCTACCGTGAATGGTATAGCGACACCTGTCTCAAATTGTAATGTTGCTTCGTTAGCCATGCTATTCAGTAGTATATCATATATTTAAATGTTTTGTTCTTCATCTATCTTTTTATTAGCTAATTCTATAATTAATTGATGTATTTCTATATCAATTTTGCCGTTAATTACGTTATCTTCTGAGCCTTTTTTGATCTTTGTCCATCTAGATTCTAGATCTGTTCCTATTTTTATACCTAAATCTTCTGGCTCTTTTAGTTTATTCGACATTGTGTTTACCAGACATGACTTCTTGAGAATATTCTAATGCTGTTTGTTCTTTTTCTATCTTGACTTCTCCAGCTTCTGCCTTTCCCGCTAGTTGTTCTTTGATTTTCATTGTTTCCTGTCTATCTAATAATTCTTTAAACTTATTTAGATTTTCTTCAAGAGAGGTATTAACATTTCTTGCTTCATCAATAAGACCAACTGATCCCGAGATTCCCGAGTTATCGTTTTGTACGATATCAGTATTGTCATTTTTTTCTTCTACCATCTTTATTCACCCCCTTCTGTATCAATTAATAATGTTAATATTGTGTTAAGTAATCCGAAGGATAATGAGCTTTTTTGAGTTGTTGTTTTTCCTTTAGATATACTTTTAAAATATTCAGTATCTTCAATTTGTTGTGCTAGTTCCTTTTGTCTTTGTTCATCTTGACTTAAAGCAAATAATCTATTCTTTTCTTTTGCTAGTTCTAATTCTGCTTCGTTTTGTCTTGCTTGACTTTCTTCAAACAATCTGGTTTTTTCTTCTGCTAGATCTAAACTTCTTCCTTCAAATTCTAATTGTTCTTCTTCTTTTCTTGCTTCTCTTTCTTCTGGAGTTTCTGCACCCTCTATTCTTGTGATTATGTTTTGAAATTCTAGTTCGTTTCCTTGTACATTTATATTTATTACATTTTTAAATGGTATTAATAATGGGTTTATTGATGCTGAAATATTTGCAAAATTACCTGCTGACGCCATCCACTCGGCTAATTGTGCTATTACTGCACCCGCTTCTTCTTTTGTCATTGTTCCATTTTCTACCTGTCTTGCTACTCCGTTTAAATGTATATTCATACCATCTACAATATTGTCTGATGCTAACCATGCTATAATAACATTTACACCCGCAGCTTTCCCTATAAAACTCACATAGGGATTTTTCCATAATTCCCTTAATCCAGATGGGGTTAAAGTTTTTAATGCTTTTGTTGCTTTACTTAAATTTTGTGTAAATGGTTTTAAGTGTTTTATGTTTGCACCTTTTGGTAATACAAATTCGGGAAAGGCGGAAGTTACTTTACTTCCTTGTTTAGATCCTAATCTGAAAACATCAGATAAGGGTTTTGCTAGTTTTGAATTGGGAGTTTTTACTAAGGCAGCTGCTTTGTCTGCTGCTGCTTTTGCTGCACCTGTTGCACCCCCCCTTCCTGCGAGTGTTGTTCCCGATATCATTTTCTTTATTGATAATAGGGATAATATATTAATTAATACTATACTTGTTCTGGGATCTGCTAATAATTTCGCACCCCAAAAATCTCCTAAAAAACTTTCTCCTGCTTGCACTCTTTCAAATTGTTCCTGTGCTTGTCCAAATAATGATTTTTTTTCTTCTGCTTCTCCCCCTAATCTTATAGGTGGACTTTCTCCCCCACCCCCTAATCTTATTGGATCTCCTTCTTGTGCTTTCCTATTTCTTATTTCTTCTTCAAATTCTCTATCTCTACGTGCTTTTAATTCTGGATCTTTAAAATCTTCATCTGCCATTTGAAATCTTCTTTTAAGATCGTCTTTTTCTTTTTTTGTTTTCTTCTTTGCTAGTTGTCTATCTCTAAAATCTTTTTCTACTTGTGCTCTACTTTTTGAAGTATCTTGGAATCCTTGATTTGTTTTAGGTACTCTTTTATTTCTTTCTTGTTCTTCTCTTAATACTGATGCTTTATGGCTCATTTTATTTTCCTAAGTAATTTATTTATTGCTGCCGTGTTGTTTTCTACTGCTTTCTTTAAACTTCCATTAGTCTTTATTTTATCATATAATAATATTATTACGACAAGAGGAAGATCAATAGTATCTAAGATGGTAAGCAAATCAATCATTGACCAACTCCTGCCGTTGTCTCATTCGGTTGAGTGGACATATCTCCATCTTTAGCTTTATCGCTTAATACTTCATTTTCTAAACTTGCTGGAAATGTTAATTCTATATCAAAACCTAATTGTTGTTTAACACTTTCTTCAATGAATAGTTGTTCTTCTTCAATAGTTTGTTGAAATGCTAGATATGCTATCTTTGCACTTGCTTCTGTAAACTCTTGTGAGTTACCAATAATAATTTTAGGTGTACCCGCTGCTTCATAAAAATAACTATTTAATGCTTCTATCCATGCCAAAGGATTCAGATTTGCATTTGGTGATAGTGAAATCACTTCAAACTCTACTGAATCCTTAGGTATATACATATTTTCTCCTTTCCCCTTTGCTGCATCTACTTTTGCTTTAAATGCAGCGATCTTTGTTGAATCATCTGTATCTAATTTGTATGCAATCATAGGATCTACATTCCTGTGCATTACTCTTTTCCAATCGCTCATTGCTTCATTCCTCATTAATATAATTTCTTTAAGAGTTTCCACCATGCTAACTCCGTGAATTTCATCAGCTACTCTATTTCTTGCTAGATGGAAAATACTTTCTACTTCAAATTTATGTAATACTTCATTATTTTTTCCTAATTGCTCATATCTTTTAATTATACCCTTTTTATCTACGACGATTCTTATAACTTGAGGATCTAATGATTTAAGATTAATTAAATTTCCCCCTTCATCTCTTATTATCTCAATGAAACAATCTCCCCCTATATGATATGTCCTAATAGCATTTTCAAGAATTGTATTAAATGTATCTTTACCCCACCCTCTAATACTATCTAAAATTGATTCTGCTAATGGATCTTGTGCGGTGTAACCTTTACCTACCGTCCATGTTGCTTTTGCATCTATTGCCGCTCTTAATTCTGGAATCTGTTTGTAGTACCCAAAATATTCTGTCCATTTAGAATTATGCCATTTAGTTTCACTATCACCTGTTGCTGCATCGGTAGTTTCACTATTCACAGAAAAATCTTTAAATGCGCCTTTAATATCGCTACTTACACTTTCCCCTATATCTAAAATTGCCATTATGAATTGAAAACCATAGCTGTCATGGCACCGTCCGTTATATCATTTTTACCATATCCTGCAACTCCCCATGCTCTAGCTTGTAGAGTATATACAAACCTTCCTTCACCTGGTTCATCTACGTGTTGTAGTGCCATGTTTAGTTCTAAATCTGTATCAGCTATATCTACACTTCTTTCTTGTCCAACATTAACCCCATCTCTTTGGAATTGTATTTTAAGTCCTGTCTCTGATGCATCTGCATCAGCATCATTGGTTGCCATAAGAAATACCTTCTGCCCTCTTACAACATCTAAGGTAATACTTGCACCTGGTAAATTGTGGAATGTTCCTGACATATTATTTTCTGTATATGTTACAAACTTTATTGAATCTCCAGCATTACTTGCAAGGTTTCTATTACCTGCAGCTATTGAAGATGCACCATCTTCATAAGATTCTTCAAATATATTTCT